GGCGCGCCTCAGGACCGCTGTCGCCGTGGATCCCAGCCACCGCGCAGATCCTCTGGCAGGGAAACCCGTACCGGATCAGCGGCCGACCGCTGCACTTCACCGGCGGCGCGCTCGACCACACCGAGATCACTCTGATCGCCTGGAGGTGAGCATGGTCGAGCTCTCACCACGCAAGCGTCAGGAGATCCTCGACTCCCCCGCGGTCCAGCGTGCGTTGCGCGCGAAGGCTGCCCGCGTGCTACCCCGAGCCCAGCGCATCGCGGCCGACGCGGGCGCGCTGGGCCTGGCACGCGGGCTGCGGGTCGTCGAGGGACGCAGGCCCGGCGCGAAGGCGCGGGAGGGGCTGCAGCGGCCCTACGCACGCATCGAGGCTGAGATCACCGACGAGCTGCTCGAGCGCGACGCCGGCGCGAAGATCACCCGCACGCAGATCCTGCGCCGCGCCTCGAGGGCCTGATGGTCAACTTCGTCCTGGCGTTCGCGCTCATGGCCCCGATCGAGCGCACGTCCTGGCAGGACCCCGAGCGCCTGGTAATCAGCTGGCTCAAGGCGGGCACCGGGCTGGCGGCCGTCTGGGGCGGCGGCCGAGTCCCGACCGGGACCAAGCCGCAGTACGTGACCGTCGAACGCGTCGGCGGCTCCGGCACCGACATCGACCGCGAGGTCGACATCGAGACCACCGTCTACGCCGACGACACCGCCGACATGTGGGAGCTCGCAGCAGCCGTCGAGGACGGCATGAGGGCGCTCGCAGCCAACGGCCCTGACGGCGGCCGCTACGTCGACGAGGTCGCCGAGACCTTCAGCTTCCGGTTCGACCCGTTCCAGAACCAGTCCGTGCGTCGCGCGACGGCGACGTGGACGCTCACTGTCCGGCCCTGGGCCTGACAACACCACCACCCACCCGATTAGAGAGGGAAGGCCCAGCATGTCTCTGCCGGCCATCATCGACGGGCTCAACCGCAGCCACGTCCGCAAGTGGGGGCTCCAGGCCCTCTTCCTCGACTCCCCGACCGCACCCGTCCCGGCGACGTTCTTCGACGCCGAGACGCTCATCCCGGTCATCCCCGCGACGTCCCTGCACATGGGGTACATCACGACCGACGGTGTCAGCAACGAGGTCAACATCTCCAGCGAAGACACCAACATGGTGCAGGACCTGGAGCCGGTCCGCACCGACATCACCGGCATGACGAACCGGCTCACCAACGTCTTCGGTGAGGCGTCCTCGGCATGGGTCAACGCGCTCTGGCACGGGGTCCCGTTCGAGGACTTCCCCGAGGAGCCCGACGGCGCGTGGGTCTTCCACGACGGCGAGATCGCCGACTACCCCGAGTACCGCCTGCTCGCCGTCTACCAGGACGGCGTGGGCAACCAGGCGCGCTACCGGATCGAGTACGCCTACAAGGCCAAGGTCATCGCGAAGCAGAACCGCACGATGAACCGGAGCAGCGCCGAAGGCATGGGCTTCACGTTCGGTCTGTTCAAGGACCCCGACGTGAAGCGCTCGGTCACGCGCATGGAGAACGGTCCCCTGTTCCTGACGCCGTGAGCCTCTGAGCTGAACCTCTGAGACCGGGGCTGGCCGGGCGGGTGTGGGAGAGCCCCCGCCCGGCCAGCCCCTTCCAGCAACCCACCACCCGGCTCTCCCGCCCCTTCAACCAAGCGAGGTTCTCCCATGTCCAAGCCCAACCGCCGCCGCGTCCGAATGGACCAGTTCAAGGCCCAGGTCGCCGAGAACGTCATCGGTGATGACGGCCTGATCCCCGTCGAGATCTCCGAGGAGACCACCCTCTACCTGCGGGTCGCGCTGTACCCGATCGACATGGACGGCGACGACTACGTCGAGCGGATGAAGGTGGCCGCGACCATCAAGGACATGGCGCTGGTCGCGTTCAGCTACCACCCCGAGGGCGTCTCGGCCGAGGACCAGTGGTCAGCGTTCCTGAAGGCCGGCTACACCGAGGCCGACTTCTCCAAGCTGCTGAACACCGAGACCGAGTCTGCGCGGGAGCGCCTGGGAAAGTTCCGCTACGCCGGCTAGCGGGACTGTTCGGGATCGTCGGCGAGGACCAACCCGACGACCCGGACGTCCCGCTGCCGGCGTCGATCGAGGCGGCGCTGCTGCAGACCTACGCGCCGCGACGACCGCTCCGGGAGTTCTTCGCCGGGACGCTCTCGTTCCGCGAGCTGCAGGTGATGGTCGAGCACCTGCCTCCGTACTCCGCGACAGAGCGTGAGATCACCGGCCGCTGGACGGCCACGGAGAAGCTGCTCGAGGCGCAGCTGAACGAGCAGCAGCTCCTCCTGGACCAGCTGGCCACCTGGCTGACCAAGCAGCAGCGTCAGCGTGATCCGCGGATCGTGCTGCCCGACAGCCACGAGCACAGCTCGGCCCAGCTCGACCCGGACATGGCGGCCGACTTCGCAGCCCGTGTTCTCGCCCCACACCGACGTCGCGCCCAGGGGGCGCCCGACCCGCCGAGGGGGTGAGCGCTGTGGCTGCCGACTCGATCTGGCTCGACGTCCTGCCGGCACTGAGCAAGTTCGGGCCGCAGCTCACCAAGGGCACCACCACCGCGGCGCAGGACGCCGGCAAGTCCGCCGGCGGTGCGTGGTCGAAGCAGTTCGGCGACGCGGCAGGCGACGGCGGCACCAAGGCCGTCGTCGCCGAGCTCGAGGCTGCCGCGAAGCAGACCGAGCGGGTCGTCGCCGAGCAGACCGGGAAGATCCAGGCGGCGCGCGCCGCGGAACGTGACGCGGCCGCCAAGACGATCCTGGCCGAGGAGTCGCTCTCCGACGCCCGCGCCCGGTTCGGCGACGACTCCGCCAAGGCCCAGGCGGCTGAGCTCCGCCTGGAGGCTGCACGGGATCGACAGGCACGGGCGTCGGACAACAGCGCGCGGGCCGAGGAGTCGCTCAAGGCAGCTCAGCGCGAGAACCGCACCGTCACCGAGCAGCTGGCGACAGCGTCGAAGGACCTCGGCGACGAGGTCCAGGACCAGCCTTCCTTGTGGGACCGCCTCGGTGGCGCGGTCTCCGGCGCACGCGACAAGATCGACAGCGCCGGCAGCAGCGTCGGCGGCATGGTCGGCCAGCTCGCCGCTGCGGCGGGCGGTGCGGCGCTGTTCAGCGAGGCCTTCGGCGCAGCGATGGGCCTGGAGGACGGGACCGCCCGGCTGCAGGTCGCGCTCGACCTGACGCAGGAGCAGTCCGCCCGAGCTGGCGACGTGGCTGCGAACCTGTTCGCCGGCGCCTGGGCCGGCAACATGGACGAGGCCGCATCCGCGGTTGAGGCCGTCATGGGCTCCATCCCGGGGCTTGCCGACGCATCCGCGGCCGAGATCGAGCAGGTCGCGATCGCCGGACAGAACCTGTCCACGGTCTTCGGCATCGACGTCTCCGAGGCCTCCGCAGCCGCCGGCCTGGCGATCCAGAACGGGCTCGCCACCGACGGCGTGAACGCCATGGACCTACTGACGTCCTCGCTGCAGCAGGTGCCGGAGGCGATGCGCGGTGAGGTCATCGACGCCGCCAACGAGTACGGCGGCGTGCTGTCCGGGCTCGGCCTGAGCGGCGAGCAGGCCTTCGGGCTGCTGGCCGGAGCCTCCGAGGGCGGCTCAATCGCGATCGACAAGTACGGCGACGCGATGAAGGAGTTCACGATCCGGGCGACGGACATGTCGACCGGATCCGTCGCCGCCTACGACGCGATCGGACTGAACGCCCAGGAGATGTCGAACGCGCTGCTGGCCGGCGGTGACACCGCGGCCGGCGCGATGGACACCATCGTGCAGGGGCTGCTCGGGATCGAGGACCCAGCTGAGCAGGCCAACACCGCGATTGCGCTCTTCGGCACCCCGCTCGAGGACCTGGGCGTCCAGAAGATCCCGGACTTCCTCACCGGGCTCAACGACATGTCCGGTGGGCTCGGCGACGTCACCGGCGCCTCGCAGTCGATGGCCGACACCCTCGGTGGGACCACCTCGGCGAGCATCGATACCCTGAAGAACACCTTCATGCTGACCCTCTCCGAGGGGATCCAGCCGCTGCTGGGGCCTGCGCAGTCGTTCCTGCAGTGGGCGACCGAGACGCCCGGGGTGCTGCAGGCCGTGGCCGTGACGCTCGGGCTGGTCGCGGTCGCCTGGGGCATCGTGACCCTCGTCGCCTCGCCGTGGCTGGCCCTGGGTGTCGGGATCGCCCTCGTGATCGGCGGGATCGTCCTCGCCATCCAGAACTGGGGCGCGATCAGCGACTGGATCGTCCAGAAGTGGGCGCCGATCGGCAAGTGGTTCTCCGACCTGTGGGCCGGGGTGAAGTCCGCGTTCGGGTCCGCGATCGACTGGATCGGCGAGAAGTGGAACGCCGGCTGGGACGGCCTCATGGCCGGGTGGACCTGGCTCAACGAGAACGTCTTCACGCCCGTGAAGACGGGCATCGGCTACGTCGGTGACGCCTTCGCCGCGGTGCCGGGCGTCGTCGAGTCCGCGTGGAACAAGATCAAGGAGTACGCCGCCCGACCGGTCAACTTCGTGATCGAGACCGTCTACCGCGACGGCATCAAGAAGACCTGGGACTCAATCGCTGACGCTGTCGGCCTGGACCTGCACCTGCCCGTGGTCTCGCCCATCAAGTTCGCGGACGGGGGCGTCACCCCCGGGTACAGCCCGCGCCAGGACGTCCATCACTACTGGTCCCCGACCGGTGGCGGGCTGTCGCTGTCCGGCGGCGAGGCGATCATGGTGCCCGAGTGGACCCGCGCCGTGGGCGGCCCCGGTGCGGTGGCGCGGATGAACGCCGCGGCGCGCAGCGGTCAGGCCTTCGCTGGCGGTGGCGTGTTCGGGTCGATCGGGTCGTGGATCTCCAACGCCGCGAGCAACGTCAGCGCGATCGCCGGCCAGGTCGCCCAGTTCCTCGCAGACCCTGCCGCTGGCCTCCGGAACCTGATCTCGGCACCGATGGAGGAGATCCTCGCCGAGGTCGGCGGCGGCCAGCTCGGGCAGCTGCTGGTCGAGCTCCCCCGCACCGTGGTCGCCGGCATCGTGGACTCCGCCAAGGACATGTTCTCCGACGTGATGCCCAAGGTCCTCGTCGGCAGCCTCTCCAAGGGCGCCTGGACCTCACCCTCGCGCGGGCCCATCACCTCCCGGTACGGACCCCGCTGGGGCGCCTTCCACGCCGGTGACGACATCGCCGGCGGCGGCCGCGTCCACGCCCCCGCAGATGGCCGCGTCGTCGACGTCGGCTGGAACATCCTGTCCGGCCGCACCGGTGTCGGCGTCCTGCTGGACCACGGCGGCAAGATCTGGTCCTACACCGGCCACCACCCTGTCGGCGGCCCGAAGGTCTCCGCCGGCCAGATGGTGATGATGGGCGACCACATCGGCTACCAGGGCGCCACCGGCAACGTCACCGGCGTCCACACCCACCTCGAGGTGCACCGCGGCCGCATCGGCTCGACCGTGGACCCGTCAGCGTTCTTCAGCGCTCGCGGTGTGGCGCTCGGCTCCTCACCGAAGGTCGCCGGCGCAGCTGGCGGCGGCGGTCTCGCGCCTCGCCTGATGGACACCGGCGGTGCTGTGCGGCCCGGCTTCAACCTGATCGAGAACCGCACCGGCCAGGACGAGCTGCTCCTGAACCCCGAGCAGATGGACGCTCTGGGCGGCATGCTCGGCGGCCGCCGGCGCAGCGGCACCGACCGACCGCTGCACATTCACACCGACGCTCCGCTGACGCCGGCGAAGCTCGTCGAGGTCACCGCTCACGCGGATCTCCTGGACGCCGCGGCTGGTACCGAGTGATGAAGGGACGGCTGTGAACTTCGTCCTGATCAACGTCGCTCCCCCGCAGGTCGACTCACGCCCCGAGCACTTCCCGTGGAAGCTGTTCCTGGCATCGCTGGACGACTCGCTGACGATCCCGTTGACCGACCCCCGCGGGCAGGTGCTGCTGCAGCGTGGCTTCCTGGGTCTGGGTGTTCCGCCGGTCGACATCGCGATCGCCGCCACGCCTGGTGTCGCGGGAGGGCTCATCCAGGACGTGCAGGTCATCACGCGGGAGCCCGTGCTGCCGGTGAAGGTCTGGGGCAAGTCCGAGTCCCACAAGATGGAGGCGATCCAGCAGCTGCGGGACCTGACCGACCCCGAGGTCGGCATGACCCGTGACGGCAACTTCAAGATCGTGTGCGAGACCCCCGGCGGGGTGCGCGAGCTGACGGTGGCCTACCGCAGCGGCCTCGAGGGCGACAACCATGGGCTCGCCGCGTCCGAGCTGTTCGTCCTCGGCATGGTCGCCGCGGACCCCTACGCCCGTGACCGCGACCCGATCGCGCGGGAGTTCACCCTGGGCGGCCTGGCCGAGCCGTTCCTCGCGGTCGCCGGCACCGACCACCCGTGGCCCCGCGCGCTCGCCCCTTCCACCGTGATCGGTGAGGACATGCAGGTCGACATGGCCTCCGCGGTCAAGGTGTTCCCCACGATCTCGCTCACCGGCCCGTCTGACTCGGCGCTCATCACCTCAGACACAGGTCTGCGGATCGAGGTCCCCGCGCCGCTGCTGACTGGGCAGACACTTCGGGTGGCCACCAGCCCACGGTCACGCTCGATCCGGCTCAACGGTGCGCCCGCCGCAGGCCGGCTGAGCCTCGCCTCGCGGCTCGTACCGTTCCAGCGCGGGATGAACATGCTCGATGTCGAGGTGCCGGGCGCGACATCAGCGACCAAGCTCTCGATCGAGTGGCACGGCGGTCACCGGAGCATGTGGTGAGCGACTGGCTGATCCACCCCCGGGACGCCGACCTCGGCCGCACCCTCGACCCGATCCAGGGATGGAAGCAGCTCGAGCTGGTCGAGCGGTACAACCAACCGGACGCGTGGGTCCTCACCGGCGGCGAGAGCATCGACGCGTTCACCCCGGGCATGGGTGCGGTGCTGTACCGCGATGGCGAGTTCGTCAGCTCCGGCCAGATGCGCGAGTACGACAAGGTCGTGGGCGTCGACCAGACCGGCCGTCGGACGGTGCAGATGACGCTCGGGTTCGTCTCCGACACAGACGTGCTCGCCTCGCGCCTGTGCCTGCAGCAGCCGACGAAGCTGCTCACCTCGACGCCGTCGACGATGAGTTCGGTGTACGACACCCGCACCGGCGCGCGCGAGGCGATCATCCTCGGCTACATCAACGCCAACCTCGGCCCCGGGGCGATCGCCTCCAGGCGCATGGCGGGCCTGGTGGTGCCGGCCTCGCTCGGCAGGGGCGGCACCTCGCGGTTCACCGCTCGCACCGACAACCTGGCGCTCGCGGTCCAGTCGCTCGCGGAGGCCGGCCGGCTGCGGGTGCGGGTGGTGCACGACGAGTCGACCGGCACGCCACGCCTGCTGGTGGTGGTGGAGGAGGTTCCAGACGTCTCGGCTGATGTGTTCTTCGGCCCGGTCGAGTCCGCCGCCCCTGGGCTGTTCGAGACGTGGCACTTCAACTACAAGCAGCCGGTGCTGACGCGCGGGATCGTCGGCGCCGGCGGGGAGAAGCTGGATCGGCTCTACGCCCAGGTCACTGATCCGGCGGCCGAGGCGCTGTGGGGTCGCTCCCGCGAGGCCTACATCGATCAGCGTCAGACCACCGACGCCGGCGAGATCGTGGACGCCGCGAACGAGGCGCTCACCGACGGCGCCACACCGACGTCGGTCGAGTTCGGCGTGCTCGATGGCCCGGACGCGCAGTACCGCGTCCACTACAAGGTCGGCTCCAAGGTCGGTCTCCGCCTCCCCGGACTGCCGGAAGGGCTGGCCGACAACGTCGTGCGTGAGGCGACGACGACCGTCACCGCAACCGCGGCGAACACCGCGACCGAGACCGTCAAGGTCCTCGTCGGCACCGGTGGGGCGGCCGCGAACAACACCAAGCAGTCACGCGACATCATCCGCGCCCTGCGCGCCGTGCGAACGCTCGAGAGGAGCACCTGATGGCACAGACATCTGGGCCGATCACCGGACAGAACCTGACCGATGAGATGTGGCGCACGATGTTCGGCGCGGAGCCGGGGATCCTGGGCGACACGAACGGCACCGCCTTCGCGCTGACGCTCCCGCCGGGCAGCGACGACGCCGAAGTCGGCGCTCCGGCGAACGACTCCAACGCCGTCGTCGCCGGCTTCGGGATCCGGATCCCCTCGGGTGAGCCGGAGCCGCTGGCGATCCCACCCTCCAACGGTGGCACGGTCGGACGGACCGACCTGATCGTGGCGCGGTACGACCCCTCGTGGTCGAGCACTAACCCCGGGCCGGTGCGGCTGCACCGAATCGCGGGCGTCGATGGCTCACCGACCGTCCCGTCGTTCGACTCCGGTGCGCCCGGCGTCGAGGACATGCCGCTCTGGCAGATCACCCGCCGCCAGGGTGAGGGCCTGAACCAGGCGGCTGTCGTCGACCGGCGCCGCTGGATCGGGCCCGCGATGCACTCGGCGCAGGCGATGCACTCGGCGGTGCCGATCGGCACCACGGTGCTGCGCGGTGACACCCTGATGCACCGGCGCCTGGTCGGTGGCACGGCGCAGTGGTTCGAGGTCGACCTGACTGGCCGCCGTGGTGAGCGTCCCCAGATCCTGATCGGTAGGGCGGCCGCCTTCGCCTACCCGACGTCGGCATCCTGGGCCTCGCTCAGCTCCGACACACCGGTCCTGGCCGGCAACCCGGCGAGCGTCGGCATGGCCGTCATCGGCTCCGGGACGCAGGACAACCCGACACGCATCCGGCTCTCCCAGGCGGGGCTGTACGCCTTCGGCTACCGGATGGGAGTGCGGCCGACCGCGACCCCGTGGCCCGCCTTCCACGCGAGCTCAAACCCCGGCGTGTTCGCTGGCCCTGGGTTCGGGCCCACGAGCCAGGTCGGTGTGGAGGAGCTAGACCACCCCGGCGGGAACGTCCTGAGGTACCTCTCCGGCGCTGACACGCGCTGGATCCGCGCCGGCACCGAGATCGGCCTGGTGCTCGACGCGGACGCCGCCATCACTGTCGCGAGCTGGCGCCTGTGGGCCACCTGGCTCGGGAACTGAGAGGAACACGACCATGCCCGTCTTCAAGTCCCCGCAGGTCCTGGACGCCGCCACCGGCCGTCCACGCCCCGAGCTCATCGGCCAGCCCATCACCGTGGTGGAGCCCGGCACCACCACGCCCGTTCCCGTGACCGAGTACTCCACGGGTACGCCGATCCCCGGATCGGTCCTCACCGTCGGCCCGCTGTACAACCTCACCCCGTTCGTCACCCCCGCGGGCGTGTACGAGGTCGAGGTGCTCGCCGCGGATGGGACACGCTCATTCCTGGAGACCGCCGAGGGTGCACGCATCGCGGCGGAGGCTGCCGAGGTCAACGCCGCCACGTCAGCGTCGGCGGCCGCGGGGTCACAGACCGCTGCCGAGGTGGCGGCGTCCAACGCCGCAGCGCTCGCGGTCGGGGTGGTCCGGTCGGTCAACGGCACCGCGCCCGATTCCTCGGGCAACGTCAATGTCGCCGGTGGTGGGCCGGGCGGTGGTGTCACCGACCACGGTGCGCTCTCCGGCCTGGCCGATGATGACCACCCGCAGTACCTGACCAACGGGCGTGGTGACGCCCGCTACTACACCAAGGCCGAGGTGGATGCCGCGACGTCGTCGGCGGCGACGGCGAGCTCGGCGGCGGACCGCGCTCGCGGCAACCACACCGGCACCCAGGCGATCGGCACCGTCACCGGTCTGCAGGCCGCGCTCGAGGGCAAGGCGCCGACCAGCCACACCCACGACGCCTCAGCGCTGACAGGCGGGACAGTCGCGCCGGCGCGGCTGGGCACCGGCGCCACGGGTGGGTCGACCCGGTACCTGCGCGAGGACGGGACCTGGTCGGTCCCTGCCGGTGGCAGTGGCGGCGGGGTCGCTTCGGTTGCCGGTGTCGGGCCTGACGGCGAAGGTGATGTGCCGCTGACCAAGGCTCACATCGGTCTCGGCAACGTCAACAACACCACCGACGCGGCCAAGCCGATCAGCACGGCGACACAGACCGCGCTCAACACCAAGCTCACCAGCCCTGGCGCTGGTGCGGCGAACCGGCTCGTCGGCCTCGATGCTGCGGGCGCTGCGGTGGCGGTGCCGCGTGGTGCTGAGCTGGGCGCGAACCTGGTGGTGCAGCGCGACGGCAACGGCCAGGTCGCCGTGCCCGAGACGCCGACCGCAACCAACCACGGCACCTCGAAGGGCTACGTCGACACCCAGGTGGGCAGCAAGGCCGACGACAGCACGGTCGTCAAGACCACAGGCGCCCAGACGGTCGCCGGCGTGAAGACCTTCAGCAGCGCCCCGGTGGTGCCCGATGCTGCGTTCTCGCAGGCCAAGGTCGCGGGCCTACCTGCAGCGCTTGCCGGGAAGGTGGGCTCGAGCACGGTGTCGACGATCTGGACCGGGTCTCAGGCTGCCTATGACGCGATCGGGTCCAAGGACGCGGCCACGCTCTACCTGGTGACGGGCTGATCCGGTGGCGGTGATCTCCAGCGGGACCGTCGAGTACGGCGCCGGGGCGGAGTCGGCGAGCTTCGTGCTGCCGATCCCCGGCCCGGCGCTCCCGGGCGATCTCCTGATCGCGACGCTGCACTCGACGACCTACGACGCGAGCGTGAGCGCGCCGAGTGGTGTCACCACGCTGGCCGCGCACTCGGAGAACCCGTCGGCGAACCACCGCGACGGCGGCGTGTACCTGTACACGGTTCCGGGTTCGCCGCCGGCGTTGCTGACCTGGACGTGGAACGCTGCGATGCGCGGGAACATCACCTGGGCGCTGGTCCGCGGCATGGTCGCCGCGGGTGCTGCGTTCGCGATGAGCTCCTGGGGCACGTCATCCCCGGTGGTCGCGCCGGCGGTGACGGCCGCTGCGGGTGCGGAGATCCTTGCCGGCGTGGGTCTGGGTTCGGGGTCGGTCACTATCACGCCGCCTTCGCCGTGGTCGACGCTGCAGAACGCGTTGCAGCGGCGCGGGTACATGGCCTCCAAGGGCGTTCAGGCCTCGGCCGGAAGTACCGGCACTGCCTCGTTCGCGCTGTCCTCGGGCTCCTCAGGTCAGCGGGCGTGGCAGCTCGCGCTCGCACCCGCCGGTAGTGGTGGGTCGTCGGCGTCCGAGCTGGCCTTCATCGCCGGTTTGCCCTCACACACGCAGGTCCGCGTCACACAGCGGTCCTCCGGTGCCGAACAGGTCCGGCTGAAGGTGGCGACCGACGCCGGTATGAGCACAGGCGTAGCCACCGGTGAGTGGGTGAGCCCGGACAGCACGGGCGGGTGGGCACGGCTGGTCGCGCCCGCGGTGCCTGACACCGCGTACTGGTGCGTGGTGGAGATGGACGACGGTGAGGAGATCACCACTGGTCCGGTGCACCCGCTGCGCCGCTCCGCCCCGACCCCGGGGACACCGACGTCGTTCTCGATCGCGTTCGGCGGCGACAACCACACCACCGACGGTGCCGGCATCGCGTACACGAACCTGGCCGCGCACGATGATGACGTGGCGATGTTCCTGTCGATGGGTGATACCCACGCCGCTGACAACACCGGCACTTCGCAGTCCTCGCACCGGGAGGACTGGGAGAGCCTGCTCACCTCCTACCCGGGGTTCCGCACCACGGTGGCGGGGTGCCCGTTCGGGCAGTCCTTCGGTGACCACGACGGCGGCGGCGGGAACAACGCCGTCCCGGGCGCCTACACGGCCCCGAACATCGCCGCGGCCCGGCAGGTCCTCACCTACCCCAACGCCCCCGTGACGGCGACGTCGACGGCGTGGGCGCTCGGGTGGGGGCGGGTCCGGATCATCGCACCGGACTGGGTGCACGAACGCACCGCGGACGAGAAGATCTCCGCCGCCCAGATGGCCTGGCTGGAAGCGCAGCTGAACGAGCCGGAGCCGTTGAAGATCCTGCTGGTCGGGTCCGTCTGGTACGACGTCGAGCCTGCCGAGGGCTGGCCCGACGGCGACAGCTGGTCCGACTACGCCGACACCCGCGCCGAGATCCTCGACCTGATCGAGGCGTCCAAGGACGCTGGCAACACCGAGGAGCTCCTCGGGCTGCACACCGACCAGCACGCGCTGGCCGCGATGAGCGGCGCCGGGAACGACTTCGGCGGGTTCCCCGTGGTTGGCGCTTCCCCGTTGTCGTCGTGGTCATCCCACAAGGGCGGGGTCACCCCGGACTCGGGTCGGTGGCCGACGTCGGAGGACGTGCTGGTGCATCAGCACGGGATCGTGCAGATCACCGACACCGGTGAGCACCTGGTGGTCACGTTCCGCGGGTACGACGACACCAACACCGAGCGCGTCAGCCTGACGTTCGGCACCCACGGGTGGGTGCCACCGCAGCCGGTCACGGGAACCTCGACGGCTTCCCTGACGACGCCGACGGCCCGCTGGTCAAAGGCACCGTCGCGGCCGCTGTGGTGGGACCCGATCAACGAGCAGTGGCGGGCGATCCTGGCCACGAGCTCAGGGCACCGCCTCTACACCCTGGACCCCGAGACCGGCGCAACGCAGGGCGCCGTCGTAGAGAACCGTCAGGCCGCCCGGGTCACCGCCGCACACCACGAGGGAACCACCTACGTGCTGCGCCAGCACGCCACCTCGACGCTGTTCTCGGCGTTCAGCTCAGCATGGGCAGCGACCGTGACGGACGTGACGGTCCCGCTGACACCGCCCGAGCACGACGCGTCACCGGTCGCGCTGCTACGGACCTCGAACGGGCACCTGTGGGCGGCATGCCAGTACGGCGGCCAGGTCCGGGTGACCCGGTCCACCGACAACGGTGCGACCTGGTCGGCCGTCACCCAGTTCGCGCTCGCGGGCACCGGCATCGTCGTGCTGCTGCAGGCCGGCACGAACCTGCTGATGTTCGCCACCGGCAACGACGGTGTCGGGCGCGCGGCCCGGCGGATCCCGATCGCCTCGGGCACCATCACCGCCGGGCTGTGGACTTCGGAGACGCTGCCCGCGCTACCCGCGGGCACGACCTCTGACGATCACGCCGACGGCATGGTGCTGCCCGACGGGCGCGCGCTCGTGGTGGCGAAGACCACCGACCCGCCATCAGGTGCGCAGCCGCTGCTGTACAGCCTGACCCGGTCGACGTCGGGCACCTGGACCATGGACACGATCGAGCCTGGGCCGGATGAGGGCGCCCGCTACACCCGGCCACGGGTGACGCTGGCCGGCAGAACGGTCCGGGCCGTGTACGGCTCGATCGAGGCACCCCGAGACCTGTCCGCGCGGACCACCTCACTGGACCTGCTGGGGACCTGGTCCACCCGCACGGCACTGTTCGCGGGCCCGGACTGGTCCGACGGCGCCGCCATGCCGGCCCCAGCGGACATCGCGGCCGCGAGCACCGACCTGTGGCCTGTGCTGGCGCACGACCGCGCCGACAGCACGATCTGGCTCGCCTGGCAGCCCATCACCGAGACCGGCACCATCCCGGGCTTCCTCGGCGAGAGCCCCATCGAGGCGATGTACCTGGGCTCAACACCGATCGCCGCGCTCTACCTCGGCGACACCCAGCTCGTCTGACACCCGAGCACCACCCACAACCGATGGCCACCCGGCCAGATCGGAGGCTCCGCCATGTCCACCCCGCCCGAGCTCGTCGAGGACGACCAGGCACCGCAGGTGCCGGCTGTCCCCGCTGAGGAGATCCCGCCGTTCCCGGAGGAGCTGATCGAGGGCGTCCCTGACGACCCTGACGCTCAGCACGTCCTGGACGAGCTGGACCGAGCAGACGACGAGGCCCGCTGATGGCGCTGCCCACCGTCGCTGAACGGGTCCGTCGCGCTACCGCCGCCATCGGCAAGGGCGCCAACTTCGCCGGCATGTGCGAGAAGTTCACCCGAGGGCACTTCGGGTTCCCGGCCCGGTACGCCTCGGCCCGCCTGGCCCGGATCGCGTCCCAGGGCGCCGGCGGCTGGCACGCCGCCGACTACAACGCACCCGCCGGGGTGCCGGTGTTCTTCGACCTGCGATACGGGAAGAACGCCTCCTACGACCACGTCGCCATCAGCGTGGGCGGCGGGTACTGCATCAGCACCAGCGCCGGCCCTGGTGGCACCGTGGCGAAGGTCCGCATCAAGGACCTCGAGCGAGCCTGGGCCAACGTCGGCTGCGACTACCAGGGCTGGGCCGAGATCTACCACGGGCAGCGCGTCTACACGAAGCCGAAGGCGACCACCCCGGCGAAGCCCGCACCCAGCGGAGGGCTCACCATCCCGGGCGTCACCTCCTCCCGCGACTACCCCTACCCAGCGATGTCGACCAGCTCGACGGCCTCGAACCTGGACAAGGCCTGGGCGACGCTGCTGTACGCGGCGGGATACCGGACCCGCTACCTCAAGGACCGGATGCGGAAGTGGCTGCAGGCGTCCAACGTCGCCCAGTACGACGGCCCAGCCGGCACCGCCAAGGCCCACGACGGAGCCCAGATGAAGGCGCTGCAGCGGGTCCTGCGCTCGCGGCGCTACTACCTCGGCGCCATCGACGGGACCCGCGGGCCGATGACCCGTGCCGGCGAGGCGAAGTGGCTCAACTCCCAGGCACCCAACGTGGTGCGGATCATCCGCACCGGAAAGTGAGCACTCCCATGCACACCGCAACCCGCATGCTCTGGAAGATCGCGACGCTCCTACTCGCGATCCTGATCGGCCTGGCGTTCACGCTCGCGTTCACGGCAGACCCCGCGCACGCCTCCACTGGCAGCGACGTCGTGCCGGCACCGACGATCAGCTTCGCTCTGGACTGGATCGCCGCGGTGAACCTGCTGGTAGCCCTGGTGCTGCCAGCCGTGGTCGCCTTCGTCACCACCCGCCTCACGCAGTCCCGCACCAAGGTCGTGCTGCTGGCCGGTCTGAACGCGCTCACAGCAGCGCTGGGCGAGCTGCTCCGCACAGCCAGTGAGGGTGGCACCTACGACGCCGGCACCGCCCTGCTGACCTTCGTCGCCGGCCTCCTGGTCTCCTGGCTCGCCTACGAGCAGGCCTGGAAGAAGGCCGGCGTCACACCCGAGACCGTCGGCCGCGGCCGCGTCATCGAGGGCCCCTTCACCGAGGAGGCCGGCCGGCACGCTGCTGACGGCGCCGAGCCGGTCTG